TTTGTAGTGCCTTTTTCTATATCACTTCTAGTTAGAAGACCAGCAGTAGCATACTTAAGAGCAGTCTCTAACGTTCTTTTATGTTCAGGATTCAGTACAAAAGCAGTACCGAATTTTACAGGAGTGTAATCAGCAAAAGCATCAGATACTTCTGGAGTCCACCAATTTGTTGTTCTATCTTTTAGTCGTGCTTCACCCTCCAACATTATATTCCCAACCACTTCACCCTTCATATAAGATATTACCATAGTCGCAGCTGTGCCTTCCTCAAGTCCATTATCCCTGAGTTGCTGAACGGCTAAAGGATATGCGTCACCTGCTCCTTTTACTATCTCAGCAAATATTGCAGGCTTACGCTCTCTCGGTGAACCATTTATAAAATTAACTAATACCCTTGCATCTGGAGTATCCATAAGAGCATCCGCTTTACCCGTTATCTTGAAATACCGTAATCCAGGTTCTCGGTTATTAGCTAAAGCTTCAGCCATATTATTTGGGGTGACAGGCATAAATTCTTGAGGGGACATATGACCATTATTATAAGCCCATTCCCTGCCCTCTTTGTAGTATAAGTTTGTACTCGCTACAACAGCGGATTCCAATGCTTTGCCAATCTGAAAATCCAAAAGATTATTCTTCATATCTAACGTATCTATAAAGTTAGCAGTAACATTTTTTTGAACTGATGGCAGCAATCGAGTTATCGGGCCAGCAGCGTAAGAAAATTTTGCCCATTGATCTATTTGAACAGCTAATGGTAATGTACCTGTAACACCAATGGCGTTCAACCCCATCAACTGCTTAATCGCATCCTCCATTTGGTCAACAGGTACTTGCTGTTGTTCTTTTAAATTTGCTATCATTTGACGAGCCATAAACTTAGTCATCTCACCGCTAATTTTTTGTTGGTCATCAGCTCGTCGCAGGAGCTGATCTTTTTTCCTTTCCAGTTTTGCAATCCAAAACTCTCGACTTTTTTTACTTAGATACCCTATGTCATGATAGTTTTCAAGGCGCAAAAAATCTATAGAGCCTTGTATAATTTCCATATCTTCATCTATGATAGCTAAGTTATAGTCATCTGTTTCTTTTGTTTTATTAATAGTGTCCAAAGTTTGTTGACGAAGAACTGGATCGTTTAGCCCTTTAGCCATTTCAATAGCTAAATGGTAGTTACCCGCTTCGAGTGCTTCTTTAGCATTAAGAATGGTTCTACGTTCTTGATATTTTTCCTGCTCTTTAACCGAAGCTTCCATAGCCTTGGCATATTGTTTGTTTAACGTGGTCATTTGACCCGTAAACCATTGACCTCGTATCTTCTCATTAGGTATGCGTTCTGATTGAGCTTCAAGAATAGCTTGCATCTGCCTACGATAAAGCTGAGGATACACTTCATAAGCAGGGATTTGCTCTCTTAACTGTTCTACTTTATTACCGTTTACGTCAACTATTGTATGAGTTCTATCAAACTCCAAGTCCTCAGATAAATCTTCAGCCTTATGAAATGCTTTAGATTTATTCTCGGTTTCCCATCGGCTTATCTGATTCTGTGTTTCGAGGTCCACACTTTCTAAACGCAATTCTAAATGCTTAGTGTATATCTTTTTAGCTGACTCCCCTATACTTTCAGCAGCAGCTCCAAGAGCTTGTGCTTCACCAATAGGGGCAAATGCGCTTTCTCGTCCAAGGGAACCTCTCAACTGAGTTCTTCTATATCCTATTTGGGGTAGTTTAGTAGCCATAGTATCCCTAAGTGCGTAATGTTACGCAGTTGTTTAAGCATAAGTTGCAAACCAAGCATAACTGCTAAAAGCAGTTTGCGATGCTGTCTGAGCTGCTTGAGCGTATCCTATAGTCGCAGCCCGAGAACCTTGTCTTTTCGCAATCTTACCTCTAGATTCAGCAGAAGTTTGTATCCAACGAATCTCATTCTCCCGCTGTCTACTAAACTCAGTAAAGTATGCTTCAGGAGTAGTACCTTTTATCCCCGAAGCTGCCACCCTAGCTTTAATGAGACTCTGTTGTCGGGAAAGATTATACCTTTCACGCCTAGCTTCTTCGTCGGCTTCAGCTTCAATGCGCTTTTGGTTAGCTTTACCAATCTCTTCTGCTTCTTCAGCAGCTTGCACAGATTGGTAAATAGAATACGCACTCATCGCCAATCCTATTACACCTATTGCTACAGCCATAACTACACCCACGGAGAGCTTGTTTGACTTCCCTTAACAGAAGCACCGAGTGCTCTTTTCCCCGCTGCTCCTTCAGCTCGAAATACCGCTTTATCTCTTTCAGATATTTCAAAACCCTTAAACCCATACCTCTTGGTAAAGTACACTTCCCAAGGCTCAGGTTCAGCTCCAGTTTGCTCCCTAAATATATCTGCATACTTTCCATAGTCTTTAGAACCTGGAGCAAACCGAGCAGGAACCTGTGTTCGAGTTTCAGCTCTTCTTTCTCCTTCACCAGGATACGGTCCGTAACTCACACGAGTTTGAGGTTCTGTGTACCTAGCACCAAGTTTTGCCAAATCTTTAGCAGTAGTTCCCTTCCTAAGAGTCTTTAATTCTGTTTGAAAATCAGTTTCCTGTTGCTCTTGTATAGCTGCAGGAGTCCCTCCCATTACACCAGAAGCAGCAGCTTTAGCCCTTGACGTAGCAGAGCTTTTAGAAAAAGTACTCTTAGCTTCACGCAGCCACTCCGAGTAATTGGTCCACATGTTCTCGTAATTTGGTTTTGGTTTGTCTGGTCCTCCGCCCATTTTTATCCTCCCATCTTACATATCCAAAAACGTTTGACCCATCAGGTGCAGCACTATTCATACAAAATTCATACTCAAAGTTAAGAGTATAAAGCCACCGCACGTTCTCCATATCAGAGCCATTAACTATAGCGTGATAACGACGTAACTTATTAACTCTAGCCCCTTGACGTAAAAGTTCATCCACCATTTTTGTGAAGGTTCGCCCGTAACCACGTATTAATTCAGAAGACATAGCCCATACTTGAGCTACTCCAGGCCACATTATGTTAGCTCCTATGATTGCAGCCGGATGACTATTGACTGAAATAGTAAAAGTAAAACCAGAAGATGCAGTTAGTATCATACTTTGCATGTCAGTATCAGGCATAAGAATATCTAACCGATGAACTAAACTGGGCATATCAGTTTCTCGGAACCTGCGTAACGTTACGCATCTAGAGTGTTTCTTCTGTAATTTCTCCATAGATAGTTGCAATCATAGTTTCAAGGGGTAGCTCTTGAGTAATAGTTATTTGAGCTGTTCTATCCCAACCAAGTTTAGTAACCTGTATGTCCATTGTTTTTAAGGGTTCTGCTTCTCCTTGCTGTGTAGCTGGATACCGACTGGCGGGTCTAACGCCATTTATTTTCGGGAAAGCAGAGTTAATTATTTTTATGAAAACCTGATTCCATTTCTTTTTCATGGAAACAGTATTTCCAGGTTGAATCGTATTAGCCATAGGTAGTGTAAGTTCAGTAGCAGTATAATTAAATCCCAGTATAACTTGCTCCGCTTCCCATTGAAGTGTACCATCTCCAGACACATCAAGAGTTATATCAGGATGCACCGCCCCATCAGTTAAGACTCCCACTGTTTCACCAGCTAATTCAGTTATTCCAGTTATATCTGCACTTGCAGGAGCGTTATCTATTACATGATAGCAGTCTAAATAGCTACTACCGTATTCTTCAAAGTTAGCTTGGTTCGCTATCACATCTCTATCATATATACCAGCAAGAATATCATTACCAGTTGCGCTATCATTTAATGCACAAATAGCTAAGAGACTACCTTCAGAAACATGACGATGCCAACCTACTATATTATTACCCCTATCATAAGTAGCCATGAGAAGAGAGTTGTTTTCAGTTCTAACCGCTAAAAGATAATCAGGATTCTGAGCAAATACTAATTCAACCACTTTGTTATTTTTGGTTAAATGTTCAGACACAAAAATAATATCTTTAGACGCCCAGCTATCTTCAGTCCAGGAATAACTGATTTCTCTTATTTTACGACCATCAGCACTAACATAGAGGATAGTATTACCAATTATAAGTGCTTGGACTTTGGAACTGCCATAAGCACTTTGAGCATCATAATTAATATCATCGGGTTTAAGTGGAGGATCATTAGCGTATAAAATATATTCGCTATACTGAGTACCAACGACAAGTTTTTTAACGCCAGCTAACCATCTGATTGCGCCAACTTTATCAAGTACAAAATCAAGAGCGTCATCAGCAGCAGCACCAGTTGTCATATCTTCATAAATACCAGACTTGCTCGCCCATAGATTAGTAGGATTGTCAGGCGAACCGCCAAGCCAAAGTCTACCTTCATATATAGTTACAGTGTTGGGATAGTTACCTGCACCCCAAGCAGCAGGAGGATTAGTAAACGAAACTTCTTCTATAGTAAATGCACCGGCTGCGTGAACCACTTTCATAACTGGTTCTGAACCATGTGCTAAATACATGGTATTACCACCTGGAGTTACTACATAGTGGATAAAAGGTACGTCTGCATCAGCCCAAGGAGGAGCATCAGTTTCTGTAGGAGTTATGGTGGTTACGTCATCGTCACCGTATTCCAGAATATAGATCGTATTAGTATCCGTGAAGATCACATAGTAGTCACCCAAGGGCGTGTTAAATGGGATTACTTTAACTACTGATCCAGTAAATCCGTCAACAAATTTAAAACCATTTCTGCGGAAGAACGGACCCTGTGGAGTAGTTATCCAGTTAACCATAGATTCTGATCCAGCTTTATAGCCTTCTAGAGTATTACGACCATAGAGTCTTGGGGAGAGTTCTCCCGCAGCAAACGATTCTTGTATAGGTAAAGACCTAGACATTTCTCTCCTTTACTCGAAGTATTCCCACAACCAGTCACCTCTTGTAGTTCTGTCAGGAGACACATCAAAGTAAGGTGTATCCTCCAAAAGTCCATAAGATGCGAATAGACTAGCTATGTTGTCGGGGTCAGTAGATGACACATAAGTTTCAGTGTACACACCCCTAGTTGCAATAGCTATTAGATCAACTCCGCTTCGGAGTGCCACTCTTCCTCCTTATCTTTTTGAACTGCCAATACGACCAAGTGAATATTTTTACCCACCAAGGTATAGAGTTAAACACTTGACCTGATATAAATAATTGCATGTGGGGTGTTCGAGATTCAACTATACTCTTGTAAGTCAAATCCACCAGCTTCTGTTTTTGGATTTGGTCACAGATGCCAAGAAGGGTCTGGTCAAATTGATTTCCAGCACTACCAAATTTTCCATCACCCTTGAAATCACCTTCTCTTTTTATGTGGTCAATAGTTAGCATGATGGCTGCGCCTATCACATCTAATGGATATTTTTTCTTATCCAATAACCAGCTAATAATTAGACCCCATGTTCTTTCCACCGGATGATCGGAACTCCCGCCTTCCCTGTAAGGCATAAGTATTTCCGTGAAATCATACTCTCGGGCTAGCTTATCATACACCTTTTCCCTCAGTATCGGAATTTTATTCTTAGCCATTTTTCCTCCTCCTAATGTAATACATCATAAGGTTAACAATAGCAAGGATACCTGGAGCTGACTCAATCAAGCCCCTAGAGACAAACAGACTTGCTATGTTTCCACCACCAGTAGAAGAAACATATGTCTCCGTGTAAACCCCGTAGGTTACGATTGCGACAGTATCTATTCCTGATCGAAGTGCCATAAGACCTCCAACTGCGGAACGTTACGCAGTTATTACGCCCAGGTCAGTTCAGTTCTCTGAGTCGTTGTGGCGTTATCAGTGATTGTGCAGTTAGCCATTTCCGCACTATCCGCAGCATTTCTCAATTCCATGTATCCAGTAGCGTCAGTGATGTTCATCTCATTGTTCATGTGAGAGTACAGTCTGGCCAGAATAGACTTGTAAGTATGAGCATCACCAGTTATGTCTTCAGTCGCAGTCCATACATCAGCGACAGAAAGGTTATTCAAAGCTGCTATCAGACCAGGAACATCGTCAACCTGGAGTTCGTTAGTGTCTGCAAGTATGGCATCAATGTCAGATGGCAGATTCGCAGCTCCCAATTCATCCAGATTAGCCATTCGTTGATCAGTTAATCCGTCACGCAAGGAGTCAAGCATACTCGCACCGTTCTCTTCCATTTCAGCTTGAATCTCTACTGCTGTAGGCAGAGCAGCGATGGAAGTAGGAATGTCATCGCTCTGGAGTTCGTTCGTGTCAGCCACAATAGCTGCAAGCTGAGTGCTGTTGGAATCCATTTCAGTTCTATTTTCAACAGCAGTTGGTAGAGCAGCAATCAAGGTTGGAATATCATCGCCTTGGAGTTCATCCGTATCTGCAAGAATGGCATCAATGATCAGATCGAGTCTACCACCATTCATCCAATCTAACTGGAGTTCATTGGTATCTGCAAGGATAGCATTTATTTCAGTATCCAGATAACCCGCTATGGTAGCTAACGTGGTAGGTATGTCATCTGTCTGAAGTTCATTCGTGTCAGCTACAATAGCTGCAAGCTGAGTGCTGTTGGAATCCATTTCAGTTCTGTTTTCAACAGCAGTTGGCAGAGCAGCGATAGCAGCAGGAATGTCATCAGTTTGAAGCTCATCCGTATCTGCAAGAATGGCATTGATGTCTGCGCCATTATCATTAGCTGTCTGACCCGTACCACTGACTTCAACAGTATCCACCTGAAGTTTATCAGATGCTGCTCCGAATATAGAATCATAAACATTCGCAGCAAGGATATGAAAATCTTCCCAAACAGGGAGTGCTCCAGTCTCATGCACCATAAGCCGAAGCTTGCCTATAGTACCAGTGTCCGTTGTATCCAGAGGACAAGTGTAATACCCAAGCTCATCATGAACACAAGATGACGCTTCACTCTTTTGAGCCATGTTACCGCCATTTTTAGACAAACGTACCTCTGCCTGTGTGATGGTCAGACCAGTTTCAGCGTCTTTACCAGTTGTCTCATCCACAAATGGCCCGATGATAGGTGTGTATGCTGTAGACTGTTTTAAAAAATTCATTGGACTCTCCTTCTCCTAAAATCATTCATAGCCATTGGCATGGCGTTTCCCACAGCAGCTGAAATAGTTAGCTGTGGTGTTACGGTATATGTGTCTAATCCTTCAATTCTAAAATCATATTGAACTTCACGACTATTAACAGTTGCTTGAAAACAAGATTCAACTTCAGTGTAATTCTCATCGGTTATATCAATCGCAGTTGCAGGGTTAGCTACTTCTTCGATTCGACCTGCATTAAAATCTCCAGTTGTCTTTGTTGCTGGAGCCAGAAGCTGTACTGTAGTAGCCCCTGGAGCAAACTCACTACTAAGTGACATCACAAATGCTTCAGGTCTATGAAGGGTTATCGGATAAGAATATTCACCGCCTACGGCGTCAACAATAATATATCGCGTGGCACTTGGACCTAATGTATGTAATGAAGCTAATTCGCCAGCAGATAATTGCGTAAGGTCAAGATTGATAAGAGATGTAGACTCAGTGTTGATAGCTGAAGATATATCTACTTCATTTGCTGATCCTGCCAGCGTATCAGCATCTGAAATGTAGACATCATTTCCGCTTGCATCGAATACGTCACCCGAAGATGTAATGTCTATATCAGCATTGTCCATGTCAAACTCGGAGGGCGTAACACTTGTGATTCCCGCAGGACTTCCAACAATAGTTACAGTATCAATCCCAAAATCTGCGTGCCATGAAGTTTCAGACTGAGACTCAATGCGAATTCTTACTTGAGTATTTTCGTCTACATTTACTCCACTCTCAGATAGATCAACAGATTCATAATTCCATACGGTACTAGTTGAATCTTCGCCCACACCCCCAAAAGTTGCTACTGTTACCCATCCACCACCATCTTCATTTATTTGTACCTCACAAAATGCGTCATTGTTTCCTGCTGCTGGACCTCGTTGACACCAATAAAAATTGAACTGCCATTGTTCAGCAAGTGCATCAAGGAGGGTATCAAAAGTCATTGTGTATTCATCACCGGATGCTCCTGGTGATGAACATTCAGTATATAAATAACCGTCGGGGTCGCCACCCTGTCCAAAATCTGGGCCTACGTTTGCTGAGTTACCGCCATTGGTATCATGACAAAAATCAGCAGCAGTACCAGGACCAGATATAAGCACTCCACTGGTCTGGCCGTTACCATCACTCGTAAAATCAAAACGCTGACAATCCGAGTCATTTTCTGCATCAAAAGTAAATGTTCCGTGAGTTGTCACGCTAACGGAACCTTACGCCATTCACCTGCGCCATCTGATGTTTCCTTATATTGGAGTTCATATTGCTGTGAATCGGGATCACCTGTTGCGTTTAACAAAGTTCTTAATCTGATATTTATTTCCCTCGCAATTTCGTCATCGACATCTTGATTCTGACGCCATGTGGCATCTGCTTCATCGTCATCATCGTTTCGCCATCTGAAGCCCTCTTGTTCAAGTTCGGCTTCAACTGCTGAAGTAATGAAATGTACAGCAGCAGCACCAAGCCTATTTGCACCACTAACAAATGTGGCTTCTAAAGTTGATATAGAACCATTTATTAAATCGGTGAATCCATGCCGAGAACTACTAAGCTCACTATCCAATAACTCATTTTGGCTTTGACCGTATGTCCAGTTGCTTCCCTCCTGACCGGAAGTATAAGCGGAACAAAAAAGATCATCAGCAGCACCACTGAATCCAGTTGTCTCTATTGTATCATTTCCAGGAGAACCCTCACAAGTACTATCTGAATCCTCAATGCCCGAAGCAACACCACCGAATTCAGCACACAACGCAACTGCTTCAAATTGACTCGCACCTCCTGAAAAAGTAACAGCTACAGTATTTGCTCCATTAGCTGGAAGATCAACTTCATCTATATAGAAAACATAAGCGCCATTTAGTAAATCCGAAGCCCCTGTTTTACATCCAGCACCTTCGGTCATTGTCTCGCCACCATATGTTGCACTTGGCGTTCTATCTCCGTCATTCTCAAAACCGACGAAAACTACGACCTTACGGTCTGAACCCGCAACAAGAGTATGGCTAAACGAGAGATTCCCGCTGCCTGAGTCATTTGTATTTGATCCAAGCCTTGAAATTGTCATTTTTTAGATCGCTCGGATTTTATCAATTACTTCATTAGGTGCATTTGTGGGAACTACAGAATCCCCATTGTATAGGGAAACCATTTCCTCTAGCACAGTTCTAAAATCAACCATGTCAGTCCTAACCTGACCAACTGGGACTTCCATAGCATCAAGATCAGCTGTCTCAACAAGAGCAACAAATTCAGCTAAATTAGCCCAACGTGTCATGAGACTATCCATTTCAGTAGCTGCACCTTGTAATGCCCTGTAGAAGCGATCCTTTGCCGGTAATTGCAATTCTGTTAAAGCCATTATTCCTCCTTTAGTTTAAGAGTAAGTGCTTTCCACTAATTTTTGTTCGCTTAGATACTCTATAAAATAAGCAGCATTAGTCCCAGAGATAACCGCATAAATCCCATTCTCGCATTTAACAGGAGTGACCCAATTTCGCCCCCCATACATATTGGCAGCAGGAACAGTGAACTCCTCAACAATGTCACCTGATGCAGAAGTGTTATCATATATGGTCAGTATGGCATTGTTGTTGCCATCAGTATTAATCTTAACACCTGTTATACCACAGGGTCCGGTGTATAGTAATGCGTTTGCGGTTCTCTTATAAGAAGAGTCAGCGAACTTGAATCTTATTGCCATAATAATACCTCAGATGCGTAACGTTACGCAGTTAGTTACTGGGTACAAGAATCAACATTATGTTGAATATCGCAGTACTCACAGAGTTATTGGCAACCTCCACAAAGAAGCGATCTACCACTTTAAGGGGCCAAGCTGACGCACCAGCTTCAATAGTGACAAACTGATTAATCGCGTCATTGTCAAGCCTGTCAACTCCAGCACCATACAGTAAATCAAAACCAGAAGCAGTTAGAGTAAAAGTAACATCAGAATTTATTGTAGGGTCTGTTTGAGTTGTAGAGTTACTGATCCGCACTTCAGTAATCATCCATCCCCTAATATGATTAAACATAGAGTCAGTAAGCTGCACAGAAAAACTCCCATCTGTATGAGCAGTACCCAAAACAGTGAGAGTTCTTATTCGAGATACACCGCTTATAAACTCGCCTTTATCCTCTGTAACCATTGTTGAAGCACCGAAAGCAAAGGACGTAACAAACACAAACAGTAAAGCAATTATTAATTTTTTCATAGCTACCTCACTTTAGTTAGTTTAGTGGATCGTAATTCTTTATTTTTACCCTGCAGCCCATCCATAGTACCGGCTCTACCCACCTTGTCTTCGTACATCGCTTCCATTAGGGTTTGCATATCTTTGCTACCTGTTATAGCAATAGCTATGTTTACCCCGATTTGAGCAGCACATGCTTGGACGAAACCTGCTGAGAATTTTACAGTATCAGTGATTCTTTTTATATATCGAATATACAGTACTTCAGCATCAGCAAGAAGAGTATCCTCATTTCTTTCCCACATTTCACCTACTGTTTGATCTTCATCTGAATCCGCTTGAACAACCCTAATACAATCTGACGGTAATTGAAAAGCATTACTGTACCCAAAATCCGGTGCAGCAGCAAGAGGAGTCAAGGTCCGTCGAGTAGTTGCGAATACCCAGTTACGGTCTTCTAACGTAGCGTCACGCGCAGCTTCATAATTAGCATCACATAGACGAGCTTCTTCTGAATCATCATCTAATGATGTTATGAGGTTAGCACCTAGCCAACCAAGAGCTAAATTACATATTCCAACTTCCGAGAGACTCATGACTCCTCCTCCTCCTTAGATTTAGTCAGCTGCTAAAGCCAACTCTTTGCTCATCTGAAAAATGGTAGTAGAAGACCCGGATCGAAGAACACCGATCTTCAGATAGTCCACACCACTTTGAGTTAAGGTTTTGGTTCCAGCAGTCCACAGAGCACCAAGAATATCGAAATTGGTATGCGGATTGGTGAGGTAGAAAGTTAATTCCGTGAATCCTTCAGGGGCATTGGACAGCGTTAAAATACACGCAGCCGTAACAGTTCCCTGGAATATTCTGGCCGATTTACGCAGGTCAATGGTTTCGGTTGTCCCGAGTAAAGTGTCAACTTTTTCACCATAGGCAAATTTACCTGGCATGGTTTTATCTCCTTATGAGTTTGTGCGTAACGTTACGCAGCTAGTGTCTAAGACACGGTTATTTTTTGTCCCCTTTACCCAGTGGCTTCAGTTCCATCTTCGCAGGTTTCGCACCAAGAACTTCTCTCTCAGCCAATCGTTTAGCCACTTCCGCTTCAATCATCTCATCATGTTTCTTGAGAGCTATGGAGTCAGGGGTTTCCTTTAGTTTAATCCCCCAACCTTTGGCAAAGTCGAATATAACTTTGACCTCAACGTTGAAGTGACCAGCTATCTGAACAACTGGTACTCCACTATTCAACGCCTTCTTAAGTTGGGGAACCTGTCTACGATTTATACCATCTCGTCTTGGCATTGTTCCTCCTCTAAGTCACACTTACAGTGCAAGTGTCAGTTTTGGTTAAACAGGTAGCAGTAATTATCACATCAGACGCACCGATTTTGGTAACTCTTCCACTCTTGTCAACAGTTCCCTTCGCGGCATCACTAGTTGACCATTCAACAATGTCATAAGCATCGCTGAATATGTTACCTTCATCATCAGTGAACGTACAGGAACTGATCTGAGCAGTTACCCCCGCTACAATAACCTGGGTTGCTGGTATAACTACACTGGTTCCACCTTTAAAATCACCACTAACTGGAGGAGAAGCAAGCCGTTCCTCAGCGCCACCTGCTATAGTTCTGAACAGATGACTCCTAACACCTGAGATGATAGACTCTATCACACTTTTTACTACAGCTTGTTCTGCCATTTTACAATCTCCGTTTTAATTAAGTTTAAGCAGGGGGTCCGCAGCCTGACCCCCTGCCATACCTGAAGGTGAGGAGGTTTATGACATGGCGTCCTTCAGGTGAACTTTGATAACATGTTCATCCTCTACACGGACCGAACCCATCGACATGGCCGTGTAAATACGCCATGCAAAAGAAGCCGATGCGTCTTCAGCTACCCGCGCCCAAATGTCTTTGGTTACATGTAGACCGATCCCCCACTTGGTAAAAGCCAAGCAGTTTATCTCACCGCCGGAGGGGACCAAAAGACGATTAGAAGCGATCCAGTTGAACCCCAGGAAGTTGGGCAGATAACCATCAGCCAGGGCTTTCTTGGTCTGAAAGTCTGCGGAGGTAACTTCCAAGAGCTGAAGCATTTTGCGTTTCTGTGTGGGACCGATAACAAAAGCCTTGGCTTCATCTTCATCAATGTCATTGTTATCGAACATCTCCAGAACTTCAGTAATAACGTCAAGAGAGATAACACCCGTGCCATCTCCCACAGTTTGCCCCGCCCCGAAAGATGTGGTACTGCCTTCCTTATCAGACGCAGCAGCCGTGGCAGCTGTGATGATAACGTCGTCCACTTCACGACGCATCGCCATCGCTAAGGCTCGGGTCAGTTTAGAGTTGGGGTCAATCAGCATCTGGCCGGGGTCTTCCTGTTCGGTGGAATCGCCAGCATGGTAGGTCGAAATGGTAGCCATCCTGTTAGCCCAGGGAGTGTCATTCACTGGGGTTGCAACAAGGCGACCGATTTTCTGCTCTGCTTCAGTGGAAGCCAGAGTTTCCCATACATGGTCTTCGCCAGGGCCGTTATGTTCGTCTACCCATGCCCGAAGGCGGGTATCGCTTTGCTGTGCGAGAAAACGAACATTGTCCTCGAAAGTCCGAACATACGCATTGTCAATGGTATTTGGCATGTCGCTTTTCCTTTCATTAGTAGTTACGAGCTACCCGAGTGTTCGGACTCAAGTGCGGAACGTTCCGCAGTTATTGACCAGCTGCCCCTGCGCGCAAATTATCCATTGTAGTGGCTGCGCCTGGATTGGCCATCTGTTGAAGTTTGAAGACCTTTGCGATAGCAGTTTTGTTATCGGGATGGTCTTTTACCCAATACGGGTTTTTCTTGTCTCCGAGGATTTCATTGAGCCTGCTTTTGGCTTCAGCAGGAGTCAGTATATCTCCAATTTGAGACTTATCATTAATTAAGTTAGTGGGTTCGCCACCCATTCTATCAGCCATTTCAGTTAACCATATTAAAGTATCTGCTGAAGCTGTACCGAGTTCTAGAGAACTTAACAAAGGCTTAGGCGCGTTAGTCATCTTAGCTATCGTCTTAGCCTTCTCTATATTGGTATCATACTTTAACCCCCAATCAGTCCTAAGGGATTGCATAGCGCCAGCATGGGTTTCTTGATCCACTAAAGCAGCCGTTACGTTGCCCTGAGTCATATCAGTTATGATTCCAGCAAACTGTTTCTGAGATAACCCGTACTTATGGGCAATAGGTCGGAATACTTCAATAGGTGTGGTGTCTAATTCAGTATCAGATTCAAGCTTTGGGATTTCATACTTCTCTGCTGTCTCGGGATGACCCATAGCCTTATACAACAAGCCCATCCCTTCGTTATCGTCTGGATCAGGTTTTTTAATAAGAGTTGGAACTTTAGCTACCAACTTCTCGTTAAAGGTTTTCCAGTCTTCGTCACCCGCTTCCTCAGAGGGTATGCGAATAGACTGACCAAGATGACCTCTCATATCAGTCATCTGCTTCCAAAAAGCTTCGGGATTCTCGGAGTTTTTTACTTCATCCCATCCCCTGACGTCCTCAGGGAAGGCTTCACTCCAATTTTCGTTTCCTGGTTCTGGCATGATTCAATAGCCTCCTTTATGAAACCTACCACATCTCTTTGACCTTCTCTAAAAAAAGTGTGATAGGGCTGCGGTTCCTTGTGGTTATAGCTTGGTCGATCATAAAAATAACTCTCCAAAACTTCTAATGCTCTCTTCCCTCTTGGAGCAGTAAACACATTATACAGGAGTTTGTTCTCCTGCTCCACTGAGGACGTCTTCGAGTCCTCCACCATTACCACCTCCTCCAGCTGCACCAAGGTTTTTAACCATTTCTGAGCCTTGTGTAGCCATCGCCATTTTTTCTTGTGCTTCTATCTTAGCTGCCCGATCTTTTCTTATTTTCAATATCGCTGCTTTAGTTCTAACCACTTCAGGTGGTACTGTGAGATAATGAGCTGTTTCAGTAGCAGCAGCATCGCTATCCACATTATCGAGTATCTCAGGTAAAACCTCAGAAAGTTGAGCTAGATTAGCTACCCATCTTTCGATATTAGTAACTTTATCCATCTTCTGTGCCCGAGCCATTGGACCTATGAATTCTATGTCAATCTGCGCTTGTCTTTCTGTTACTGCTGGAGGTGGCTCAGGCAATCTCTTATAACGGAATAAAGCGTTAAAAGTTTTTGAAACTAACGGAGAGTGCAGATCGTTTTGGATTCTACCGAGCGAAGGCCCAATCAACCTCGCCATCATCTCAAAACGAGTCTGCACCTCCGTTGCCGTCATCTGTGGAGACTCTTTGAGTTGGAGTTGATCTTCAAAGAAAGCTTTTCTGATTGATGTTTGTAAGTCTTCTTTGGTCAAGGCTCCAACATCAAAACGAGCTTGTGATTCAAACGCCTTAATAGATTCAAGAGTAGCCACCACAGTTGCCCCACCAGCCGTGAGATCAATGTCCCCGAAGACTCCTCTACGAGTTGTGAGGACAGGGGGATCAATCGCCTTCTCGTTTGCCTTGAGAATCATCTCAACTAATTGATTAAGAGTAAGAATATCTGATAGCACCACCATAGCAGGACTATGACCATAAGTAGAACCAGCAGTCTTTCTCCATCTCGGAACAAACGCGGGCATTTCATAATACCCCCCTTCCTCTCCGATAATCTCAGCATCTTCATACATGAAATACTTAAAACCAAAAGGCCGTTCAAGAGGGGCAATAACGTTACCTACATCAACACCTATCTTATCTTCCCGAGGAAATACTGCATAGATAACAGAGAACTTATCTCCAGGGTCTTTTTTGTTATCCAGCTTATCTTGAACTTTATCCGGTAGAGTAGTCTCAGGCCACTTAGATTTGATCTGGGCTGCTGTCCACTGGAGCTGCCGATAGAAATACCAAACAGCATTTAAATGGTTAAACTCATACCAGCCCTGAGAAAGTGGGATAGAGGAGAAAATAAGATTAGTAAACTCTCCATTAGTCTCCTCCACTTCTTCTGTCAGAATAGAAGTGCCAAAGGAAGTCAGATCAAGGAAAGTCTCATTCACTTCCAAATCGAAGTTCGATTCCTGGAGAGCTAGAAAAACTCGATTAGCTGATTCTTCGAGCCAGTTAACTGCTGTACGATCTTTCATTAACGTCTTATCTCGAAATATTAAACTGAACCAGCGATAAGCGGGGTTGGTCAAACCGGATTGTAAATTAGAGGACAGATTTTGATTAGCATCTACAGCAGTAGAATCATACAGTTCCCTTCTTCGCCAGTTCATGGAGCCTTCATAGCCCCTATCATCAGTAAAAAACTTAGCGCGAAAAGGAACAACAAATTGCTCTATGAGTTCCCATATACCTTCTATGGTAGAACGTTCTGTCCTCAATACGTCTAGCCTATTTTTCAAAGTTAAGCAATCCATATGATCTCCAACTGCGTAACGTTACGCAGCTATCGAGCGTTTGACCATCGGCCTAAAAGCTCGTCTGACTTTAGGTTTATCAACATTACCACCGTCACGCATATTATCTATATTCGCTGCCAGAGTCCTAAAAGCATCAGCTCCATGCTTCGCCTTATTACGCTCAGGCTTTTCTGAATAGGCATCCAGCTTAGTGTCATACTTTTGTTTATACCCCAATAGCGCATTAAAACCCATAGAAGTTTTACCGCTGTCAAAATAACATTGTGGTAGCATTTCACGAACCCACTCATGTCCATCCTCTAAAGTATGTCTAGGAGTAGTTGTAAAATCAAACCCAAGTTCAGCAGCAGTATCTCTTCTCGATACCCCAGTAGAATAGTCATGAACTTCTATATCATGTGGAGCAAAATGCTCCTCATATACATAAGGTTTTTCCTTACAGATTTTGATATAATGTTTCAAGGACTTATGGTGGTCCTCGTAATAATCTATTAATCGTATTTCCCGTTTAAAGATTTGAGCAAACCAAATGGCCGTACTGTCATCATACCCTAAGTCCCAGGCAGTAAAAACATCAAGTCTAGGATCATGTGGCACTCGGGTTAAGTGTCCATTTCCTCTCAAGGTATTGATGACATCCCCATAGTACGACCCAACCCCACCACTTGTAAAAGAACAGTAGTACTCTTGCTGAATCAACTCCTCCGGCATACCCGATCTACGATCCTCGTCGATAGCTTCTTTTGTGGGAACTCCAGTGTCGTCGCGTGTAAGGAATTGGACGTACCAGTTATACGTTCCTTGGGAGGTGTTCGCATAGGTATATAAATCGAAAAAGTGGTTAAGACTCCTGGGGGTTCCATTAAATAACGCCCATCCTCCATTTTCGGCGAGAATAGGTCTAAGATACTCCCATGCTTCTGGCTTATGTAACGAGAACTCAGTAAATACAATGCCGTATGGGTTCGTCCCCACGATACGGTCAATAGTGTCCGATCCTTGTAGCTTAATTTGTGATCCGTTGACGAGATCAATTCGCATATCAAGCTTAGTCTTATTCTTAATAAGCTCTCTAGGTATGTAATCAAGGAATCTACGCTCACCTGAAAATCCTTCCCATATGATCTGACGAACCTGATTATAGTATGGAGCCATATAATAATATAAAGCAGGTTTCTGTACCGCTTTACAGATCAATGCGTTCCAACAGGTTAAGTCCTTACCATTACGTCTTGGAACCACCATAAGCCCCCGCATAAAATCAGGGGCTAATATGTTATTCCAAGGCTCTTCTTGGTAATGACGTGGAGTATAACCATACGGTAAATTAATGGTCGTCATAATCCTCGTTACCCGCCAAATGGCCT